CACTGCGAGCCTCTTGACGGAACTTGTCAAAGTCATAACGGTCGTTAACTGAGAACTTAACTTCAACACCATTTGGTTCCGAAGTTTCCTCAGTCATCATTTGGGCAATACTAGGCACACCAGACTCGTTAATAAACGCAGTGTAAACACCTTTGATGCCATTTTGAACAGCGGTGACTGTGAAGTTGTCTGTATACGAGAATGGAGACTTGGAGCCCAGACCCAATGCACCGATGAATTCGTTGGACGCTGTTTTAGTACTTTCAAAGTAAGTGGTGTAGATGCTGGTGACTTGTTCCGCACTAAGCCCAGTACCGTAGTCGCGGATAGAGAACCAAGGTTCGAGTGAGTTGGGGAGATGGACATCAAACGGCGTAGTGCTCTTGCCGGCAGCCACGTGCGAGTCCACTGCGTTACATGATAGTTCACGGATGATAGCACGGACTTTGTTTGCATACAAACCTGAAGAAAGAATTGAGAAAGCCTTCGCACTATTGCGAATACGAAATTCACCAATCTGACCGACGTTTGAAACGACAGCTTGGTCTTGGGGAGCAGAATTCAGAATCATTAGATTTCCTGTTGTTCGTTTAAGAGATTATTATATCAGAGTTTGGGTTTATTGTCAACCGTTACACTAAATCCAATTGAATTTGTTTGCCACGAATTGTAGTGCAGATACCAACTGGGGTGGGTTCTTTGTATTTCTGTGCGTCTTGACGCATTGACGACAATTGAATCAATGCTTCCCAAGCGAGTGAGCGGGCGTTGACAGTAGCAAACATTGTCACCGCTTGTTGGATCGTCATATGGAGACCAACATCGTTCTCAGAACCATCACCTTTAAAAATGATACGAATCTTTTGAGAGTTTTTCAAACCATAGATGATAGTTGGAGTGCGCATTTTGATTCCTTATTGAATAAACAAAACATAGATCCAGAGAGCAACGCCACCTAACCAAAAGATTACTTGGTCACGCTTGTGTTTTGCGTTGTGCTTTTTGATATCGTGTTCTGTCATCATGTGTATATTATACAACCAAAACCATTTATTGTCAAGCCTTAGCGTGAAACAATCTCAATTTTACCCTCGTCAATCCACTTGTCCCAAGTCAAGCAGGCGTAACCGTTATTGAAACTTTTGTATACAGTTCCATCCTTCTTTATCTTCTTGAAAAAGTAGGACTGACGCTGGGGCTTCAATTTGTCTGCTCCAGTGCAAAACGGGGCAAGTATGTACTCAACACGATATAAACCTGTTTTCCAGCAATCCTTATTGTAAACGCTTGGAATTGTTTCTTTTAGTTTTACAACTGAACCTACTTGGAGCTTGAAATTGAATGACATAGTATTACCTTTAGTTAACTGTCTATGTAATGATTATATGCCCAAAACGATTTGTTGTCAACCGTTTTTTAAGATATGGAACGTCAATTCTGCACCACCAACCAAGCAACACTGCGATGTATACTTTAGATAACCCTCGTCTTGTCGATAGCGTGTGCCTATCGGGACTACCCTAACTTGTTTAGGTGTAATTTTGATAACTTTACCCACATATAAACTATTGTGATGCGTGAAGGCAACGTAGTCTTCAACCTTCACCTCTCGTCCAAGTAAGTCTAAGTGACCTGTCGTCATTGCAGGGTCCTCGGTTCAATGGGTTCGTCAAAGTCTTCCTCAAAATCTTCGAGGTCTTCTTCGGTCAACTCAATGAATTCGATTGACTCAGGTGCTTCGCCCGTCTCAAACATTTTCATAATGTCTGCCATCAACGCATCAAGTTCTTCCTGTGTTCCCTCGAATGTATCAAAGCATCCGGGTGCGAAAATAATCTCTGGTGTTTTCTTTTCTGTCATTGTGTTTCCTTAAATTTTGAATGTTGCCCAAAATGCAGTCTTCTCTAAGTCTTTTTGAAACTCTGGATAGACCTCATCCAATTCATCTTTCTCAACTGACCCGTAGCCTTTGCTTTGCTTCTTTAGAAACATTTCCCTAGCATCGTAGCTGGAACCTTGCCACAGCTTAGTTTGAAGTCTTGCTCCACGACGGCCCCAAAATGAAACATACTTATTTGGGTCACGGAAAAAGTTTCCGGGTGCGCCTTCTTGTAGCATGATGATACCCCACACTTTATCTGCGTTAGTCTTTTCATCCTTACACCAACCAATGTGTTCGTATTTCATGTTAAGCCTTCAGTTTGTCAAACAGTGTGAACTTGTCGTAGTAATATTTTACGTATGTTTTTTCGTCTCGCCACTCTGCGACTTTGCGGCTTAGTCGTTCGACATAGTTAATCAAGTCAGCACGAAACCAAAGTGGGTTGAGTATTGCAATTAATACTAGTATCAAGAATGGAACTAGTGTTGGGCCTGTGACAGACCAAAATGCAAGTTTGTATTGTAGTTTAGGTGAAAGTTTCATATTGTTCCTTATCGTTTCAAAATATCCCAAGCAAGACCATTCCATCGTTCAAAACTTACCACGGTACCTCTATCAAGTTCCAGCGACCATTTGATTTCCCACAATTCGTTGTCAGTGTCTTCATACACAACACGAACACGATTGCCGTAAAGTGAACGACAATAGTCCACAACATGTTCAGCATCGTTAGTGACACTCATGCCACCAAGATGATTTGACATGTCTTTTAAGTATACAATGTCGTTGTCAATATCTCGGTTAGCGATGGCAACTTTTGCCTTCATTGACCCATCCTGTCAGGGTTGATTTGCCAACCCATGTCTGAATTTTCTTTTTTAAGTTTTTCAAATTGGTCAACACACTGTTCCACATCAGTGAGGATTTTAGTGAGTTCATCAATGTTAATTTCTAGCCATTGCTTGATAATGTAATAGCCCTCTTTGCCATTATCGTTAAGACCATTAAGCATTGCCTGCTTGCCGGCGATTGTGTTACGCAGATTTTCTGCTACGGTTTGGATGTTCATTCTTCAACTCCGAAGTGTTCTTCAATATCCCATACAGCATTCGACATTGCTTCATCTACGTGCCAATCAGCATCAATGGCAGCATCTTTGCGTTTAGTAACAATATTAGCACATTCCTGCACAATTAACTCGGCGAACTTTTCAAACTCCTCAATCCCACCGAGAATCTGAAGGGGCTTGGGCGGGTTAATCATCTGATACTCAATTTTGAGTCCAGCCTGTTCAGCGAGTTTTTTAATTCGTTCGTTCATTTTATTTCCTCAACAAGTATGCAGTCAATTCAGGGCCGTCAACTTTTGTAAGTTGGCTACCGCTTTGTAAAAGTTCAGTGTAGTAACCTTCACCACTATGGTTCCAAGTGTTCATAAACGACACACGGACCTGCTTAGGGGTAAAGTGAATTACTCTAGCAAGAACAAAATGACGATAGCCGGGTGCAATGACAATAACACTGTCACCAAGCTCAAGTGTGCGACCTAGAAAATCTTTCATTGTAAACCCTTTCCATTGAGCAGTTGGTCATGAATGACGATGCCGTGTGCCTTAGACTTGAGTGCCTTACGCAGGTAGCGATTCTGTTCTTCTGTCGTTTCGGCCCAGTATGCGAAACCTTTGAGACAATCATAACGGTCGTAGTACCAAGTCAGCTTAGCCATTGCGGCGCCTAGACGGTACATTGGGTTTTCAAAATCGTTCATCACAGAGAATCCCTCAATTTTTGAATCTTACGCAACACTTGGAGACGTTCATTAAAACTCTTGCCTTCTTTTTCCATCTTAGCAAGCAAAATCTCTAAGCGCATAATCTCTTCCGACTTTTGTCCACGAGTTAAAATCATTACTTGACTCCGAATGTGTTCAATGCTGGTTGCAATGTGTTAATCAATTCTGTCTCACGTGCGTGTGCGGGACGCTTACCACGCACAACTTCAACGACACCGAACACGAAACGCTCGGCACCTTTTTCACGCAATGCACGAGACAAACCCCAATCTTTGTTCTCAGCGAGGGCACGTTGCATGTGCTTTTGCATACGGCGATTCAATGTCTTACGCAAGTTACCTGCAAAGCAAACAGCAGTCAAACCAATGTAGTACTCAAGTGTTACTTTATCTTGGATAAAGTAGATGACTTGATTGCGGTCTGTTCTACGTTTGCGTGTGATTTTCGAGTTCATGTAAGTATTATACAACCAAAACCATTTATTGTCAACCGAAATACGTAGTACTTTATGAGTACTTTAGTATAGTCCAATCAGGGTGTTCTAAAAAGTCGAGAAGACAGTTTTCAGCATCTACCCCATTGCCAAAGACCCTGACTACTAACTTACGGTCTCCGTAGTAGATAGATACGAGGTAGGAGTTTACTTCGTTACTATACCAGACTTGACCTGTTAGTCCACCTGCATCTAATTCAGCGTATGATGTGATAGCCATAGATTACCATATGACGGGTTCATTAACCGGATCATCTTTGAGAACCTTGACAATTTCTTCCTTCTCAGTGAAGACCAGTCTACATTCTTCTAAGATTTTCCTACGTTCATCAGTAGATAACTTTGTCCATGCATCAACAATCTCATAAGAACCATGAGTGATTCCATCGGGCATTTCGTTGACAATGAAACACACTAAATTTTTCAATGCAGGGATTGTATTAGCTGGATGTGAACGTGCGACAGCATCCATAAATTGATTAGCTAAAACGCTACGAAAAAATGAACCGGGGCTGAACCCAAGCACAAGATAATTGTAGATGGGGTCGGCAAAGTCTTTATCTACTTTGTAGAGTGCCATTTTGTTCTGTAGTTTGTACTTACTGTACTTTGTTAAATTCATGCAAACTCCGTTAGAAGATTGGTAACATACTCGTCACTACTATCACCCAAGTCCTTTTCGTCAGTAAAAAGCACTACATCTCCAAACTTTGCTAACTTACGTCCCGCGGCATCATTGTCACAAACGGCTACTACTTTTCTATTAAGACACATCAGCCAGTTGCGCAAGTCGGGACTAGGGTTGTTAGACAGTACCGCTAACGCACTAAATCCGCGCTCAGTAAGTCGGGCCGCATCGAACAGACCCTCACATACAAACACAACATGGGAGCTTAAATCCAGCGATTCTACACCCCACACTGCTAGAGTAGGAGTCTTTCGGTATGTGAAATACTTGCCTAGCTTGGGATTGTTGTTGGGCTTCTTGTCACCCTCAGGACGATACTGTTGATAACCACAGAGTTGACCACTGAGGTTATATAAGTAAAAAGTAGCAACCCGTTCAACTTCATCGACCATCGGACGATGTAAGTCTACGTCAAGGTGACGACTTTTGAGGTGCTCTAATACTGTGTTCATGCCTCAATTATAAACCCAAACTGATTATTAGTCAAGTTTGGGTTGTAGAACTTTTAGTTTACTTTTCGGTAGTCTGCACGATAGTAGCAATCGGGGTCACCTGGGTCTTTGTTGTACTCTGCGACAAACGCCTTTGCTTCGTCTTCATTGTCAAAGAACTTAGTTCCCATGTCACGTTGACCGTAGCCTCGTTCGTATTCAGTCATAGAAACTTTATACAGACCATTTACTTTAACTTCTGCCATTTGCTACTCCTTCTATCTAGTGAAGTTTCAGTATATAGCAAGTTGGATTAAATGTCAAGTTTTATTGTATGCGTTTAAGGCTTCTTTGAAAACACTATCCAAACGATTTTGAACGTCAACTTCCCAGGGAAGTTCTAAGTAGTCTTGGTAACTCATATCTTTAGGGGATTGATTGGTGTAAGCAGTGCCATGCCAGTAACATACACCATCACGGTTTATTTTAAGAATGCCAGTGTGCTTCTGGCTCACGTGTATTAACTCATGTGTAAGAATCTTAGGAATAGATTCGAGTGGGATTTCTACGTTAATCCCTATTCTATTAACTCTTATCATGTCAATGCCACCGTATACATTCTTGTCCATAGGATACAAACATACCTCAACTATCGCAGGAAGGTCAATGACAGATGCAACTAGCTTTGCGAATGACGAAATGATTACTTCACGTTTGTAACAACGCTGGTTATTTTGATAAAAGAATCTTGTGTCCACGCTTTATTTAGCGTATGTACTCGTAGTTAACAGTGTCGGTGTTTTCTCTAAAGATAGTAGCACCGTTCTTTAGATGGAATCGTTTAGCCATCTCAGTCTTTGGACTTAATGTGACAAATCGTTCGATTGTTGGATACTGTTGTTTGATAGTAGGTACCGCTTGCATCAACAAGTCTCTACCTGCTCCGGGCTTGTAGCTCCAGATTGTGTAGAATACTGCGGTAGTTGGTTGCAGTGTAACTTTGTCCAAGTCTTGTACACTTGCAGGCACAAAGTCGTGAAACGAGACACACACCATTGCTGATGGTTGGTCTTGGTCAGCTAATGCTGCAACAAGTCTGCCTTCTGATACACGGAAGTCAGTTGAAATCTCAGGCCGAACAGGGTCGTCTTTGATGAATGAAAGTAATTGATGGGATGATGAAGTGATGAAGGTAAGCATGATATGCGTATTTATCACCTGCGCATAAAAGTCGTATATTATGACTGTTGTATGACAGCTAGAGAATTCTTAACAATCTTCTCACGTTCTTGCTTTGTCTTGGCACCAAGCACAGTGATGTTGTAAAGTTTGTCGTTTACTTTAACTAACATAGTAACACAGAAGCCGGCTGCTCTGGTGAATCCCGTCTTCACTGTGATGACGCCGTCTTGCCCAAAGTACTTGATAGTAGGATGCGCTACGATTGTGCGACTACCCTCGTGAGTTACTTTGTGTTTGTTCCTTACTTTCTTTACAGTCTTAACACCCTCAACGTTCTCTCTGATTTCTTTCTTTGTACTAGCGGCAGATTGAACTTGCTTGAACTCGCTAACTGCCTGACTTAGTATAACGATATCATGTATGCTTGAGTAGTTCATTGGACTTAACCCAGTAGGTTCAACAAACCCTGTATTATGCATTCCAAGATGTTTAGAATGTTCGTTCATGTTATACACAAAGTAATTCATGCCACCTGGGAAGTTCTCTGCTAATGTGATGGCGGCAATATTGTCACTACTCACTAATGCTAATTCTACTAGGTCTCTGCGAGTTAAGCGCATACCTTTAGCCAGCTTGGTGTTAGTGGTCTTTCTATTCTGAACCGTCAACTTCTCATTCATATCCTGTTCCGCTTTGAGAACAGTATACACGGTCATTAACTTACTGATACTAGCAATAGAGACTTCGCTCTTGTCTAGTGATCCAGAAATAACTTGATTGTTTGTTATGTTGTAAACCACTGCATTTGCTTTTGCAAACACTGCTAATGGTAAGAACAACAAGATTATTAAAAACTTAGTCATCAGATATTTATTATATCTGAATCCAGCATGTCTGACAATGCGTATAGGTTAAATAGCCAAAAAAATAGACCCCGAAGGGTCTATGTTATTCGTCATGTTTTGACATTTCGATTTGTAGCCTAACTATTTCATTCGCAGCTTCATCTAGCAAGTTAGCAATCTTATCAGGCTTACCCTCTGTAACTGCTAACCTTCCAGGTATCTGTCTGCGAATCTCTGCCCTCTTGCGAAGGCGAAAGACTAGACTTTGTTCAGAGACAGGCAAATGACTTTCATCAATCATACTGTCTCCACAAAGTTACGAACCCATGCTAAACGAGCTTGCTCATCCATAGCTGTATATTCAACAATGTTTGCACGAATAGCGTCTACCAGTGGGTAGTACTCTTCGTCCAAGTTCTTCTTGATATCAGCTTGCATGTTAACTAACTTGTCAGTGCGAGGGTTACGTGCTACCCACTTGCTAGTCAAGTAGTACGGACTCTTGATTTTAGCACTACGACCGTCTTCTGTGTAGAATACGAAACCTTCGTGCTTACATTCTTTAGCCAATACCTTCAACTCTGCCATAGTAGCTACGATTGAGATTGGTAAATGACACTTCAACAAACTTGACATTTCTGCCAATGTTAGATAGTCATAGCCAACCTTAGAGTCCCAAGTCTTTTCACGATAACCTAAGATATACATGCCTGGCTTTTCAACGATGATGTGTGGGTCACTTGGATGCACACATTCAAACATGAAAGTCAGGTCTTGACATTCACGATTACCCAAAGCCATTTCCCAGTCACAGAAAGGCATGTGTGTTTCCATCATTTCCTTTGCGTACTCTACATAATCGTTTTCAGTAGAACCAGTAGTTGATATTAGCAACTTACCACGATGGCATGTTAGTGCCACCATAAAACCGTTTACCTTGCGATAAGCAGTTACTTGGGTGTCGTCTGACAATACAGGAGCCTTAGATTCGATACCGTAGTTGTAAATCTTAGTGAATGGACGAGACACAATGTTGAACTCTGCGTCCACGATAGTACCACGACATTCTTCTAAGTAGTCATTCCACAAGTTGTCAAAGAAAACTGCCTTCTTGTACTTCAACACAAAGATACCGTCGCCAGCACTACGCATTGAAACTAGTTTTGGATTGTCTTCTACAAACTTTTTCAATTCATTCTTGTTCATTTTTAATCCAGATTCAAAAGTTGACGTTCCTCGTCACTCAAAAATTCACGAACCTTGCGTTGTGCTTCTGCCCTAACATTGTATCGGCGTTGTGATTCTGCTGCCGCTTCTTCCTTGCTCTCCACTGACCACTCTAACTCATTCAGATTCATGTCTGCCTGTTCGCTCCACATAGGACTAACATAAAAGTAGGTAGAATTGTCATCACGGTCAGAGACAAGAAAACTATCAGCTAGTGAAACAGTGAGGTCAAAATTTTGCTTAGTAGCGCGGCGCAAGACACTCATCATACGCATAGCATAAGTATCCTTAGCGACTGCCAAACGCTCTTGGCGCTCAAAGTCTTCGCGGGCAAGTCGTTCTGCTTTTGTTTCTCGTGCCATTTTGCAACCCCTTTTAATCAATCTAAGTATCTATTATATGCCCAAAATGATTAAAAGTCAACCGTTAAATTGTAGTACTTTATACTACAATTATTTCAGTAAAGCCTTCATCAAGTGTGGGCATTTGAAAACCACGAATCATTTGAACCATCACGTGTGATGGAATATTCTTACCCGGACGTGATGCTAAACGTTCTTTCAATACAACCATTTCAGGTGTCTTGAACACAACAGCAACATGGTCATAGTCTGGCAACATGTTAAACTTCTTTCGGCGTGAGCCAATAGTAGTAGATGTTTGGTCCCAGATAATGTCCTTACCTGCTTCACGGGCACGAACAACTTTTTCAGCCATCAACTTTACAGCAGTTGGCATGTAGTCGTCAAAGACTTCTGAATAGGTAGAGCCAACTTCTTTCGCGTAGTCTTCTACAAACTCGTCAGTGCTTACAACAACACAGTCCTTAGACCAGTCTTGCAACTTGATCCAAGTACTCTTGCCTGCTGCCGGTACACCGACTAATTGATAACACTTTGCCATAACTTACTCCTTAGTGGTGAGCACGAATCTCACCCTTCAATGCGTCAGCAATCATGTCATCCATGTTGCTAACCACACGACCTGTTGCGTCAAACGCTACATCACGGGCACGATACTTTTCCATGCCAGTCACTGCACCATGTACATGACCGTAGAAGTGAACACTACCACGGTGCATTTGGTCCCACTCCCAGATAGGGTAGTGCAACATGATAACAATTTGACCTTCATGGTTGTAGCGCAAGTACTGATGCACTTCCTTAAACTCTGCACGGAATGCAGGGTCGTTCAACAACTTGCGGTCGTGATTGCCTTCAACCAAAATCTTTGTACCATTCAAACGGCGCAAGATATCCACTGCGTCTTTTGCAGGCAAGAAAGCAAAGTCACCCAAGATGAATGTTTCATCTTCTGGAGCAACATTACTGTTCCACTCTTTAATCATCTTTTCTCGCATGTCACTTACATCAGTGAAGCCTGCCCGAGTTACTGGGCAAAACTTCATAATGTTTGCGTGACCGAAATGCAAGTCACTTGTAATCCATTTTGTCATTATTATTCTCCGAATGTGAATTCTCTGACCCACTCGAAACGAGTACTTGCAGGAATCCATCTAAAATGTTGTTTGCGTCGGTTTTGTTGTTCAAAGTCTGAACAGATACAAACCCAACCTCTCTCGTCTGAGAAACCTACAGTCTCTTTGACCTGCACGATTTCTACGATTTGATTTTTAATCTTTCCGATAATCATCATGCTTGTTCCTTTCTCAAACTATAAGAGTATTATATACCCAAAACTGTTTATTGTCAAGCCCTTACCTTTCTAAAAGCAGGTGTGTCTCTATAGCGAGATTGAAGGTACTCTTGTACTACTTCTGTAGTCATTTTTGAAAACCCTGTCTTGAGTAGAAAAAACAATTCATCCTTGTCTGATTCTACTCCAACTTGATAAACGTCACCTTCACTTATCCTAGCGTGACTGTTGCAAACAAACTCAATCAGTGCTCCAGTTTTGACTCTCAAAACCTCTGTTGGAGAACTGGAAACACTCCAATCGTATTTGTACCAACTAGGCACATCAACGTAGAATATGTGCATTACACTCGCACACGCTTTGGTGCGCCGATGCGTGATGCCTTGTTCCAGTCGTATGCAACACCATCTGGGCACTTGCCATCTACAACTGAATCAACACCGAACATGCCCACGATTTCAAAATCTGGACCAGTGATAGTCACAAACTCGTTCATCTTCTTTGCCAAGAACATAGCTTCGTCCAATGACAAAACTTCATATTCTACACTCTTACCTGTTACCTTAAACATTATCTATCCTTTTCAATTTGTGCTGAATTTCTAATCTTTCATGTGCAGCTATGGCTTGTTCTTTAGTGACATACCTAGTGATTACATCACTGTCACCATTAGCGAAGAACCAGCAACTTTCATATGGCGCAGCTCTATACAACTCACTGTCCAATTCAACTGTGCTTAGAGTCCTGTCAGCAGGATACATCCAAACATGGTCGTCACTGACGATTTGCCAACGCTTATTTGCCATACTGTTAAGTGTCACCAAGCTGTTCCGGATTTCTTTTAGGGATAATGAGCCCGGATTCAAGTTCGATTCCATTAATTGTGTGAGGTTCATTTTCGTCATAAGTCCATCCCAAGTATTTCATCATTTTATGCTTGACCAAGAGATTAGGACTACGAAAAGCCTCAGTGTCTTCAAAGCCCATCATCACCCCAATCTCACAAACTGCGCCACTGCGACATACACCAGCGACACAATGCACAATCACATTCATGTGATTAGCGTATGCTTGCTTCAACAACAATACCAAACTCTTTGCTTGGTCGTCAGTGATTTTCATTTCCTCTTCAATGCAATGGTCATCTTTCTCAAGATCCAAGAATTGAAACTGAGCCACATGCTTGAACTTGTACAAGGGCTCAGGGAACTCCATACCACAGTCAACGATTTGAATGAGCATGGCATTCTCACCCGGGTTGATATGAAACCCTTTCTTGATATCACTCAATGCTACATTCTGAATCCACATGTTTAAACCTTTCCAAACTTAGCATGTAATTTTTCATACAATGCTTTTTCACTTGCTTCGTCAGCTAAAACTTTTGCAAGTTCTTTAGCCTTACGTGCTTCTTTCTTCAAACGCTTTTTTTCTTCCTGTGCGTTGAATTCGTCAATACGTGCTTGATATTCTTTGTCAGTTTCCCAACGATAGAAACAAGCAACAACCTCAGTACCACCATCATAGCCTGCCCAATGAGTTTCAAACTCAACCATCAATTTTTCTTTGGAAGCTATTTCTTTAAACCGTGCATAGATTTTCTTAGCACCTTCAAGCATAGCAGGCAAGTCTTTGTTACTAAACATGTCATCAAGGTCAACATCTTGACGACGGACAAAAATTCGTTCTTTACTCATTTTACTTCCTCCAATTTATGTTCCGGTACAACTCTCAACGCACCTTCACTTTTGTCACCTTCTATCTCAGTAACTAAAAAGTATTCAGTTCCATACATGTTTGTTTCAGGACCTGATACACCAACCTTGTACACGACTGTACCGGGCAGCATGTCATAGTGTTGTGTCTTTACTTCATATTTCATAACGATATTATAGCACTTTACCCAATTATTGTCAACCTGTATAGCCAAATAAAAAGCCCCCTTGCGGGAGCTTGTTAAGTAGCATCCTAGGTGCTCTGGGTAGTACTCATAGGTAATAATAAAATAAAGAACAAGTGCCTCGAAGGGCTATAATATTGCGATGTTCGTCTAGGATGCTTATGAAAGTATACTGCCATTTTTCACTAACAGAGCCAGTCTTATCGGCTGGGTGCGACAATGATACTTACATAAGTGTTCTAACACCTCTCACCACAAGAGTCTTAGAACCGAGATGCCTACTCTGTCTACGTATTGTATTTATTCTGGCAGTTGTTAGCGTTCAACTTCCCTAGATTGTTTCCGTACTCTGAAATTGAGTCGTGTGGTCGAGTCCTAGTGTACCAGACAAGTTATAAGCCAGCTTATCATTGGCCACTTTATTAACGAAAAAGTGTAAACGGGTTTTAGTTTTGATATGTCACTAAATGCTCAATCCTGAGAAAGATTTTACGGCATGCCAGCATTTTTTATTGTGAACAGAAGGAGTCTCGGTTACTATTTTTAAACTTCTTCATATCAAATTAGGGGTGAATGATTAGGCTGACTCCCAAGCGTCCTCGGGCTTTATTTAAAGTGACGCACACTCACCTAATCAAACTGGGTTACGACAAGTCGTAACGGTCGACCATGACAGTCTTCAACATGATTGCTTCTGGGGAGAAGTCATCCAAGTTGCCGCTCAAGATGCTCTTAGCGATAGCAGGGCTAAAGCCAGAGACAAGAGCTACACCAGTCTTGTTGAACTTAACTGGTGCATTACCGTATGCTGCGTTCAAGTTCCAGAACACGACCTTTGGGATTGTGTAACCAGCTTGTTCATACTTACGGGCAATCATTTCGATTGCGCTGTCATCGTGACTGCAACCTTGGTCAAATTGCATGTCAGAGAAGATGACAAGTGTTTGAGGCATTTCTGCTTGTGACACCTTGTTATCTACTGCTGTCTTGAGGATCAAATCAAACGCCTTGTTCAAATCGGTATTAGCGACTTCACCAGTGTTCATTTGGTCAATCTTTTGATTGATGTTACCCTTCAAGTTAACCAACTTAGGTGTATGGCTGAAAGTCAAGAAGGTATCTTTGAACTTACCCTTGTTCTTATCAGCGAAGTACAAGCCCAAAGAGATTGCAACATCCAAACAAGACAAGTTAGTATTCTTACCTGCGGCGCAAGTCATAGAACCTGAACTGTCTACCATTGGCAACACCGAAGCGTCACCGATGAAGTTTGGCAATGCGTCCCATTGCGCTTGCAATGCATCCAACTCAGTCTTAGTCATAGACTTGCGACTGTAGCTGTTGATAGCGCCCTTAAGCACATCATACGGATACACTGCACCTGCGTTAATCTTCACACCTGCTTCGCCCTTAACGAGCTTAGCCACATACTCAGCGTATGAAGTACCATTACGAGTAAAGGCCTTCTTGTAACGAGAATGTGCCAATGAAGGAACATGTGAGTAGTTGATTGTATCCCAAGCCTTAGCGCACATTTGTGTTTCCACAACGTTGGTCAAAGTTACCAATGACTTACGATATTGCTTAGGAGTCATTCCGAAGAATTCACGGATTTCACGTGCAACTTCACCTTTACGTGGTGTCCACTTTGCTGCCAAACCATTACGAGCACGGAGTGCATCGCCAAGCATGGTGAATGCTTGTGCCTTGAGAGGTTGGGACTTAAACACGAGCAAGTCATCAAAACGACCTAGCTCAGGAACCTTAACCATCAAACGGCTAGCGTCTTCTGGATTAGTCTTTTCCAAATGTACCAAGACTTGTCGGAACAATTCTCGTTCACCGGAACCACCACGAACGTCACGTGCCCATTGAAGGATACGCAACGCCAAATCGGAGTTCTCAACGTATGCCGCTGTGAATGCCGGGATGATGTTCTTACCACGACTTGCGCCGATGTTATAGAACAAATCAACACAGGCGTTTGCTGTTGACTTACGTGCCTTCATACCATTAGTAGTACGGGCTTCTTGATTGTCGATTGCTTCTGCGAATTGCATACGTTCTCCTTTCGTTTGTATTGCAACAGGATGCGCTTTTTTACTATTATGAAAAGTAGAAAGTTGCTGAATGCATCCTAAAGATATATTATAACTGAAATCAATTATAATGTAAATGTGTTTTGGGTTAGCGGGATGTCCGAGACGTAATTTATTTTCTGGTCACCCGTCGATATCTCATGACCCTAGATAGTTATTCTACACTAACAAATATCCCATGTTCTACGGGAGACTATCTTAGTATTCTACTAGAATATTTCGCCTACCTTTCGGATACGAACACTTAATATTTTTAAATTGCAGAAAACATCCCAGATTTTAACAGGTTAGCTTTTGACTGCGTTTTTAGACAGGACCATCACGCCTGTTTCGTTAGTCTATTTCAATAGCGACCTTCAACGATTCACAGATTTTAACCTGCTTCACTCCAGTCATCTACCATAGGGTCTAACAAGCCATAGTTAATGTATGTTGCTGTATCTAACCTAGAAGACAATTATACAACAACTTTCGATTGTTGTATATGTGTTTTGGGTAAACTTATCGAGTTAAAAATCTGATAAGTTTGAGGTAGTAGAATGTGAATCCACGCTTAGTTGGAATCCAATCCCAGTTAGATGCACTGGTTACCTCTTTGTTGAAGTTACCATATGCTTTTTCAAATGTTTCTTTTGCTGACATGATAACTCCTTGTGTTGGCGGAAGCGGTGAGATTCGAACTCACGGTGCCTTTCGACACTTCAGTTTTCAAGACTGACGCCATAGACCACTCGGCCACGCTTCCTTCTTATGGTGGAGGTTAAGAGAATCGAACTCTTACGAAGACCTTGCAAAGGTCCCAGGCTACCATTACATCAAACCCCCATTATTTCTTAACGAAACTTTTCTTTCTTAGATTCAGAACTATCTCGTACTTTTTTCAAGTACTCACGACCTACTAAACCTGCTTCAATCTCAGTTAATGCAGTGACGAATCTACCATTAGGTGTTGCAAGTTTTGCACGATGCCCTTGCTGAAACTCACGCACTCTTGCTGATGCAATCAATACTAAATCATAGCGATTACCAACCATGTCTACTGCTGATTGGCTTGTGTATCGAACTCGGCTTTCTGTCATCATGTTTACTTTCGTTGTTGTTAAACTTGGAGCGGGCAAAGAGACTCGAACTCTCGACATCTTCCTTGGCAAGGAAGTGCTCTACCAACTGAGCTATACCCGCAAATTGTTTGGTACCTTGTGACGGTTTCGAACCGCCGACCCTCTCCGTGTAAAGGAGACGCTCTACCCCTGAGCTAACAAGGCATTGTTAATTCTATTTACTCGTCTTGCTTCTCTGCAATATATTTTGCTAGAGCAGCCTGATATTGTTCTTCGGTTAGACCATGCCAACCGATACACTTACCATTTGGTGAGCGACCGCAGCCGCATTTACCAAAGTCTTCACCGTTATCTTTTACACGAACTTGCATCAAGTTCTCCCCGGTGGTAAGTCTCTCGTGCCCATTTGTTTCTCAAATGAGGACTGAATGTTTTGCATATCTTCTGGAAGAGCAGGAGGAACATAACGTTCTTTCTTTGGCTTCCCACCAAAGATAGTATCATGTCGCTTTGCCATTTCTTCTAGAGAAATACTAAATGGGCGGGGGCGTGAACCTTTACCAGCCATTACTTAGAGTCCTTGCGATTATTGCTACGCAATTCACTCTCTGCAACTTTTGCAAAGCTGCGAAGAAACGCGCCACGCTTGTGATTGTCTAAGATTGATGTTGATGCAATCTTTACTAGCTTACCGAGTTTAACGGCTTTTGGATCGTAACCTCTACATGTCATTATGCTGTCCTTTGAATTAAGTGATAACCGAATTGAGTTTGAACTGGCAAACTAACTTTACCAATCTCTGCACCGAAAGCTGCGTCTTCAAACGGCTTAACCATTTGACCTTTACCGAATGTGCCTAGTGCGCCACCCGACTGTCCGCTTGGACATTTCGATACGTGCTTTGCTACATCACCGAAATCTTCATTAAGGTCTGTGATGCGCTCACGTGCGTTCATTGCTTCTGCTAAGGTTGATACAAGAATATGTCTTGCTGTTACTTGCTCTGTCATGTTTTTCCTTTTGTATATGATTGGTCGGAGATATAGGATTCGAACCTATGACCCTCTGGTCCCAAACCAGATGCGCTACCAGACTGCGCTAATCTCCGAATGTATTTTACTTAGCGAGTTTGTGACTCACTAAAATTTTTGTTTGGTGCGTGATAGAGGGTTTGAACCTCTGACCTTCTCGATGTCACCGAGATATTCTACCGCTGAAATAATCACGCTTAACAGGTTCAACTTTTATCGTGCTACCATTACACCACATCGGGATACCACTCCCGAGCTAGGATTCGAACCTAGACCCTCTTTTTTACAGAAAGATTATTTTTAGTTGCTGAAATGAACCTAATGGTATTGGATGCGGGTGACAGATTTGAACTGCCGATGCACCTGGCTTATGAGACCGGTGTGGTGACCACCCTACCCGCGTAATTTAACAGGATACTTTTTACTTGACTGGTCGCTCTACCATTGAGCTACATCCTCCATAAGAAGGAAGGGGAGACTCGAACTCCCAACAAACTAGTTGGATTAGTATTTGCTGATTGTATCCTAAACTGGTTGATTACTGTTGGGTTTCGTAACGAACAGCCATTGTTTCAGACACATTGAATGAATTCAATAATCCTGCCTCTTTGTCGGCAAAGATTTGTGCCCAGAACGTGCCTGGTTCGTAAGTTGTCCCGGCTACAGTAACCGTCTTGTATAGTTTTTCGTTGATAAAGATTTTAACTTGCATAACTTTATTTATCACGATTTAGTAATCTGTGGAGTCAGACGCATTATTTGCATCAAATGCCCACTTACGTTCTACGCAATTAAAACACTTACCACAGTGTGACATATCTTCAACTGTACATGAATGTGTTACTTTTACCAAATCAAATAAGTTATGCTCGACTATATATTTTACTACTTGATCCTTTGTTTCAAGAACCCAGGGTTGAATAACTCGGGTTCTTGGTTTAGGGTCACGTACAGGTGGAGCGAACCCTGCTTCAAGATGAAGATTGTCGGGAACTGCGGTAGTTGCTAAAAACACAAGAGGAATCTTTTTGTTTGATAGTGCATCAAGTGCCCCGCTAATTACTTGGTAATCAGAATCAACAGTAGGATCTCCCACTACCATGTTTTTAATAGTGACATTATTCAATCGCTCTACGGTTTCAATCGCACGATTAACGTGAACCATAGCATTTTTGCGTTCGACTGACAAAGTTATCAAGTCTACTGGGTTAGTTCGTGTCTTATTCTCTTTAGTCAAGAGATATAATAACAATGTACTATCAAGTCCGCCGCTAATCATAACCCCTACTTGAGTAGCATCTTTAGGAATCAAATTTTCTGTTTGCATCTACTTCTTTTATTTGGTGCGAGTACCCGGGGTCGAACCGGGATGCCTTTCGGCGTCAGATTTTAAGTCTGATGAGTATACCAATTTCTCCATACTCGCATTATCTCACGAAAGCCTGAAAGTAATATGTTGTAGGAACTGTAAGATACTCTCGTATCACACAGACGCCACCTTGCGGTTGCCATCCCTCTGCAATCATCTGAGCCACTATTTCATGGAACTCTTTATATACTGCGTTTACAACTTTATATTCAGCTATCATAATATTTGGTGCCCAGAGCGAGACTCGAACTCGCACACCTCTCGATACCGGCTTCTAAGACCGGGGCGTCTACCAATTTCGCCATCTGGGCATATAACTTTGGAGCGGGATGCGAGAATCGAACTCGCAACTCTAACTTGGAAGGATAGCATTTTACCACTAAACTAATCCCGCTAAATACTTCTATGCACACTTACGATGCTCTCACTAACACTGGATTACATATCCACTTGTCAATGGTAACCTCTACGCAGTGTTACATTCTTGTTTATGATACTTATACTCAACTCGTTGATATGAAATTTTTCACTAATCAAGAATCGGCATTGTACTATATTCGAACTATCGAATAGATAAACATTTGGTGCGACCTACTGGATTCGAACCAGTCCCGTAAGAATTATGAGTTCTCGGCACTACCTCTATGCTAAAGTCGCATCGTCATAAACGAAATCGTTTTTACGAATGTTCATTATATCTTCCTTCAGAATTAAACGCAAACTATTTGGAAACTGTTCCCACTTTGCGCTGTCTCTTTCAGTCTGATATCCTTTGACTTCTACATACTCATCCTTTTCAGGCAAGTAAAAATCAGGGAAGTAAGTTCGTGTACCATTCCACTCATACTTGAAACCTTTAGTGTTTCTTTCACATGGAACATTATTTGATACACACCATTTGTAGAAATCCAGTTCCCAGTTTCCTTGAAACTTAATCCCATCGTATTCTATTTGCTTCACTCTGCCTCTGTTTGAGGAAGAATATGCCTCTGGGTTATTCTCTACTGCTTTCTTCATACTAGCCGAATGTTTCGCTCTAGTTTCAGCAGTCCAGGGTCTGTTTCTGTTTAATTCACGAATTGTTTCTTTACCTGCTTCGGTCATTGGCGTTGCAGTTCCTTTAATGAACTGATTACTACCCTTTTTACCTAGCATACCATATGAAGGTTTTCTTTGTTGACCTTCAGGGTTTGACTTGCAGTACAACTCATGCTGTGACTTACTCTTGTTGGACTTTTCATCACGATTACAAAATTTACATTTTAACATGATGTATTTAGTCCTAAAGTTCACTGCTCTAACTAAACTTGGTGCCCCCAGCAGGACTCGAACCTGCACACTCCGCATTATCTATACGGGGCTTTGGTCAGGTATAAGCTGACTTCTTTAACCGTTTAAGCTATGGGGGCAAAACTATAAATAGTATCTATGACACCCGAACGATATGCTCGATATATCTCAGATACTATCTCTAAATTAGAAACTGAGTATAACACAAAAGGAGAAAGCCTGCTATACAAACAGGGTATCCTTATTGGCATATTGGCTACACTAGCATACAATGATTCACTCAACCTTGATATCATCAAGCGTAAACTAGATTCATTGAAATAAATTGGCGAGTCGCCAGGGAATCGAACCCCGTCCAAGAGATTTGGAATCTCGTATGCTACCGGAACACTTGCAACCCATATTAAATTTGTAAGTAGTTGAGCCACTTTTATCTCAACTTTTTTCCTGATTATACAAGTCCGGACAGGGGGCGGTATGACACTTGGGATACTAAGTCCAGCGTGACAACCATGCTGCGCCGATCCTTTCGGATCAGCCGGGAGTCGAACCCGCTTGCCTTTTACTACACAACACCTTCGAAGAATGTTACATAGCGTGACCTTCTCTTGCTGACACTTACAAAACCTTGGTGGACAGAGTAGGATTCGAACCTACGTACTCATAAGAGGGGAGATTTACA